ATGAACAAAAAAAACACGCCACTAAGGATAGGACTACTACTAGTTATATGTGTTTTTGTGTTCGGAATACACTATAAAGAAGTAAAAGCTGAAATAATATATAGCCAATTAAATTCAACAACAACAGCTAATAATAATGGATATGGAAGTATTCATCAAAAATTAGGAACAGGTTTAACAGGAACAATAAATAGTTTAGCTTTAAAGGGTTTTTGGAACGGAACATCAAATAATCCTAGTCTTTTAATAAATATAAATTGTTATGATGATAATACTTACTTAACAATATGTACTGATGGTTATGGTTTTGACTATGCTTCAACAACAACAAATACATTTTTAAATACTAATAATGAAATACATATATTAAATTTAAATTATGAATTAGAATTGCAAAATACAAAGTATTACAAAGTTATTATAGAAGTAACCAGTAGTGCAAGCGATATTGTTAGTAATGGTTCTAGATGGAGATTAAGTGGCTCAAATACACCAACAGACTGGAATAATGGAAATAGTGAATGTTTTATTTATGCTGGTTTAGGAGGTGGTGAAGATTGTGGAACAATGGAAGATATTTTTTTCTTTTTTCAAAATAATACAACTCCAAATATAAATAACAATACAGAATTTACTGAAGTATACCCAACAAATAATATAATAACACCTGATCCAAATGTAAGTTTTGAAGGAGAATTACATATAACTGATGAAGATATAGAAAGATTAGAAAGTATATTCGGAATATTTGATGGTTTTATAAGAATACAAGCAAAAATAGGAGATACTATAGGATTTGGTGATAATGGAAATTGGGAATGTCAAATATATACAGAAGATTTTGATATAAGTGATATTGAAATATTGTCAAATACAATAGATTTTGATTTTAGTTATAATTTTGATGGCTCTAATTCATTATGTCCAAATGCAATATATGATAAAAATTATAAAGTAACTTGGAATGCAGGGGGTAGTAAAACAACTTTTACAGGAGGAGTACAATGGACAACTAGTACAACAACTTATTTTACTGTTGGCTCTACAACCGAAACAAGTCATAGTGGAGGTTTAGTAGGTGCAGTCGCAAGTACTACAGAAGAACAATTAAGCCAATATGCAAATGGTTACTCTTTAGAAGCTTGTAATATGTTAAGTGGAGAATGGGATATAGTAAATTGTATTTTATCTATGATTTATCCAGATACAGAATTCATAAAACAATCATTCACAAGACAATATAATACAATAACCGGTATGTTCCCTCTAGGATATATAACAGATTTTATATCAATTATTGGAACAACTACAGTAGGTACATTAACCCCAATAGACGCAGAATTACCTAGTGCTTTAGGTGTAGGTACTCCTCATATAACTTTGGACCTAACAGGAGTACTAGACCCCCTTTTAAACGCAACTACAGGTGTTTTTATCAACAGTTCAGCACCAGACACAAGAACATTCTATGAAATAACTAGTGATTATTGGGATATAATAATTAGTATACTGTTTGTTATGTACCTAGTATCGAGAGTATTGGGTGCCGGATTTATGCCTACATTCGGTACAATGGCTAGTTCAACTACAACAACAGTAGAAAGTAGAGATTTAGGAGGAGGGGTAAGAGAAGTACATTCAAGCACTGTTAGTAAAAACAGAGGAAATAGGTATAGAATATAATATATGTTAATACAAACACTACTAATGCTATGGGAAAGACTAATATTGGCGATTTTTGGTATACTACCACAGGTAAGTTTAGCTGATATTCCGTATATTGGAGATGAAATACAAGGGACTTTAATTGCAATGATGACTACATGGAACGCTGTAATGGTAACTGTACCTTATTTAACTATTGTATGGAACTTGTTCATATGGGGAGTAATACCTTTTGAAATAGGACTTATAGTACTTAAATTCTTTCTAGGTAGTAGAACACCACAAAACATAAATTAACATGGAAATAGGAAAAAAAGTACTGGCTAATGACCTCATAAACGCTTTTAAAGTGTCAGAGGGTAGTATTAATATGTACTATGGTATGATAGGAAACGGAAAAACCTATAATGCTACAGCAGATATAATAGAACTACTAAAACAAGGAAAAGTAGTATACTTAAACTGGAAAGTAATAGTAAATGACTTTGACGACAGAGAAAGTTTATTTATGATATTAATGAACTTAATATTATTTAGAAAGAGATTTTATAAGATACCTTGTGCTAAAAACTTACACTATTTTGACCCAGAACAATTTAACTCTACAAGTGAACTCGTGGAATGGCTTAGCAATCTTAACGATTGTCATATCTTCTTTGATGAAGGACAGGATATGTTCGATTCATACGAAGGTACACGTTTCTCTAAAGCAAAACGACGGCTCATACTTCACACGAGACACTACCACAGAACACTTAATATTATTTCTCAAAGGCCTACTGCTATTCAAGTATCCGCAAGGGGAAATGTTAATCGTTTCTATAAATGTGTCAAAATCGCAACTTGGCCTTGGATTCGATTCGGAAGATTTGAATTTCAAGAAATGAAAGGAGAAACTGTAGACGAAGAAGCAGACCCAATAAGTAAGAAAACATACTGGGCTAAGAAAAGTATATACAACGCATACAACACAAGTTATCTAGCAGAAGGAATACCTAAGTCACAAAATGTTTTCTTTGAAGCGTATGACCTTAATTTGAAAGAAAAATGTCTTTTATTGTGGAAAAAGTTATCCACAGTTTATCCACAAAAACGAATTTGACAAAATCGTAAATATAAATAAAATAAAGGAGGCAAGAGCCTTCCCTTCAAAAAGAAGGGGAAAAGGCGAGTCCCGACTATTATTTTATTTTATATATTATTTAATAATAATATTAAAAAAGACACAATAAAAAATGAAGAAAATACAAATTGTCCAATTTGCGATTTTGCGCTTTCTCCAAAAAATCCACTTGTTACTTACCATGTAAGATACTCACCACCAATCGTAATTCTAGCCTGTAAATACTGTAACTTTACAGAATATATAATAAGGAGTAAAATGGATATTAGAAAATATAACTTTATAACCTATGAGAGGTTTAAAGCAGTTATATTGTTTCAGAAAAAATTTAATATTAATTTATAATTTACATGGAAATTAACAAAGAGTTTATATGGGGAATAATAATCCTAGTTATAGGAGCATTATTTCTATCAATAGGGGGATTTTATACAGTTATTGTAGAAAAAAATGTATATAATAAAATACATAACACAGAATGGACTACTACAGAATGGTTATGGGCTAAGAATCAAATAAACTCACAAACACAAACTATAAAAATAGAACAATGAAAAAAATACAAGCAATAGGAATGACAGTATTATGTATTGCTATAATAACATTTTTTAGTATTAATTTAGTACATGCACAAATCTTTGAAGGAATAGATATAACACCGGAAGGAGAATTAATAACAAAAGCAGATTTACACTACACAGCTACAAGTACAATATCAAACTTACTAACAGAAGAAGAACTAATAAAAATAAAAGAAGAATACAACAACAATCAAGAAATAATAATAAGACTAGATAGGATTATAAAAACTCTTGATAAAATAAATCAAAAATGATACTACTAAACATTATATTTTTTCATATTATGTTACATATAATGTATAAAGGATATACAAAAAAAATTACAATAAACTGGTCAAATCCCTCATTATTTGAAAGTACTTGGTTTTGGCCTTATGGTTTAATAAATAAGTTCAAATGAAATTAAAAATTTTTATTTTTGGTTTATTTTTTGTTCCCTTGTCGGTTCTTTTTTTCCCTCTATCTACAAGTGCGACTTCATGGACCTTAGATTGTGCTGATAGTTACTCAACAGGAGGTTCAGCGCCAAGTTGTACAGGTGATACATTTACTTTTGGAGGAAGTCCTTCAAGTGTAACTGATAATATAACACCGAATATTCCTTATCCTACAGGACAAGTTTTGTATATAAGTTATATTGCTTCAACTAATTGTTCTGGTACTTGTTATATTGGTTTTTATGATGGAGGTGCGTATGTTACTAACCCTATAGTTGCAGGTACTTTTTCTGAAATAGAAATAGATACTGCAGGAATCACATCAAATACAGCTTTTACTTTTAGACACGACTCCTCTGGTACAATTTCTGCTATTTGTGTAGACGATGACGGATACTCTTGCTCTGGAGAGCCACCAGAAGATCCCCCACCTAGTGGAGATGGGTTTTTGAACCCTTTGTATTCAACAAGTACAGATAATCAACTCTTGGGAGGTATAAACTTTGGTATTGCTATACTAATAGTTATTGCAAGTATATACTTAGTAGCATACATATACAACACTTACAATAAAAAGAAAAAACCATGGGCTTAGTATTAATATATTATTTCTTATATGTATTCGGTGCAATATGCCTAGCTTTAATGGTTTTTAGTTTTATCTATTTTTTCCTAAGACATACCACAAATATTTTATGAGTGACCAATTATTAATGCTATATATTGTTGCACCATTTATAGGTTTTGGTATTTATATATTTTTAAGATTATTTGGTATAGGTAAATGGTAGCTCTAACCCCCCTGCCACCATGTATGGCTGTGGGGTTAGGTCTATCATGGAGAGGCCTAGGTCGATTTATAAAAACCATAATGCATAAATGTCATGCCTACGTTGTCCGCAACCACAACCGCGGTGTTCACGTCAGTTGGTCTAACAGCCTCTAGTATATACTCCGTATTTACAGGGCTAATAGGCACAGCTACAGATTTCATGCTATGGCTAATACAAGTATCATGGCCTTTCCTATTAGTTCTAGCATTCATCTACCTAGTGAAACACTTGGCTTACAAATTCACAGGCTTCGGTAGATAGCCAAAACAAAAAGACCACAAAATGTGGCCTTTCTGAAACAATCACCTCCTTTCGCAAGGTAAATAAATACTAACATGAACAAAAAAAACACGCCACTAAGGATAGGACTACTACTAGTTATATGTGTTTTTGTGTTCGGAATACACTATAAAGAAGTAAAAGCTGAAATAATATATAGCCAATTAAATTCAACAA